TTTGTACCCCAGCCTTGTGAGCCGCCTTAAGTTTTTCATTACTACTATAGTAGTTTTGATATACAGTTTTTCTTACACGCTTGTAAGCCTTCTTGCGTTTATCAGTAGGCATAGCCTTCTTAGAAAGCTTTGTCTTAACATCCGCAAAGAAGTTCTTCTTGCCTATGTAGGACATTCGCCTACCATCTAGAATAACATCCATCTGGTAGACAAATCCCACAGCACCATCAGGAATCATGTCCTCGGTGAATTCTTTAAATTGATATGACCAGCTCATGGTATCTGTATACCTAAAGTACTTGCAGCTAGCTCTGCCATAATGCTAGTAGTATTACGATGAGTATCCTGTGCGTCATATCCCTGAACTTCAGCTAATATAGTAAGCATTACTTTATCAGCTTGATCAGGTAAGCAGTACTTCTGAATTCTATTACGAAGACGCTCATGTCTTGTAAGAGGTGTTTCATATGTTACTCCCTCTTGCATAGGATATGTTGTTAATGTTGATGACATAATTTTATTTTTTTAATGCTTCTTTTAATAAAGGGTGTAAGAACTTTCTTACTGTTTCTATTCCGTGTTCTTTTACAGAGTCGGATAAATCTTTTTCTAGGGTAAGATGTATAGCAGGAATATTATAGGCATCTTTATATTTCTTCATAGCCTTGATACCTGCCTCATCATTATCAAATAGAGTACATATTGCTTTATACTTTATTTTATAGATGTCCATAACTTCTCTACGGATAATCGTGTTCTCACTATCCGGAGCGACAACTTCTATGTTATATCCAAACTTAGTAAGACACATAGCATCCTTAAGAGAACTACAGATTACAAGATTAGGTTGGTCAAACTTTAGCTGATCAGTACCTTGTATATAGTTCTTCACCTTAAGAAACTTATGTTCCCTTACTTTAGGTTGATATATTTTATAAACCGATCCGTCATCTCTCAGATAGCCGTAAATATAGTTACCTCTAATTGTTAATGTATCTATAGTATTTTCATTAACCTTTTCCATATCATAACTAGCGATAGGAATAACATTATACTTAGCAAGAGTATTAGAATCTATACTATACTTTGTCCAGAAAGCAGCATCTAGATTTGTCCAATCTCTTTTTTGGTAGGATGTTACTTTATAGCTAGCCTGTTTCTTAAAGGAATTAAGAGAATACTCCCCGCCATTCTTTAATAAGAATTCATTATAGTCCTGAATTACTTTTTGAATAGCCTCGAAGTATTCTATATTATTTAACTCTGATACAAGTCTTAGAAAGTTACCACCTTTACCAGTAGAGAAATCATTGAATAGGTATTTACCATCTTTACAATAGATTACAAAACTAGGAGTCCTCTCTGCAGGATTAAACAAAGATTTAATCTTTACGGTTTGACCAGTTAGTTTCTCATCTAATCTACAATAAAATTCAAAAGCCCATACTGATGGAACTTCTGATACATCTGATATAAGAAATCTTGTACTAATCATAACAACAAAATTAGTGGGGGAAACTGAATGTCTCCCCCTTAATTTTATAATTCAAAATCTCCAGCTACATTACTTGTAGTAGGAGTACCCTCACCAAAAGACTGAACGGTTTCGCTCTTACTCTTCTTGATATGGATATCATTATTAAATTTAACAACCTTACTAGCCTGCTCCTCCACATTAGCGTTCTCATAAGCTAGTCCATCTTTAGACCACTTCGGTAAATATAAATCAAAGTTTGTATAGTTATCCTTATTAGTATACTCTCTACCTGCTATACACATTCTAAGATGTTTACCCGCATATGGCTTATCGATCTCAAGCTGATTAACAAAGTCTTCAATCGTAGCATGCTTATTATCTTGCTCATTAACCCAGTTGCCGATATGTAAAGCCTTAAACAAATTGCTAATAGCTTTAACAATTTCTACATCTCTGCGAATAATGATACCAGACTTAGTCTCCCCATCGGAATAAGGATACTCGCTGAATCTAATTCTACCTACCTGACCTTTGTAACGACCTTTAGTTGGATCGTCTTTGTCAATATAGAAACCTTCAAACTCTTCTCCCATATCTGGACCTTCTACATTTAGTAGTAAGTTAAAAGCACCTTTCTTGTAAGGAACCTCAGATAAAGTGATACTGTTAATTTTTACAACCTGTACACCAGGCGATAATGTTTTTGGGATAGAGCTACCACTACCCGTGTCGATGTTTTTTGTACTAATCATTTTTTTAAATTTAATCTATGAATACTTTGTCCCAGTTTACTACTACTGTTTCATCTACTAATTCAGATACTTCTATCTCTTTATTACGTAAATGTTCAGGTCTAGCGCCGCAGGCTATCTCATCTGTAGTTTTAAAACTTAAAATATTTTTATTACCTTTTCTGAAAAGATAACCGATAGCATCCGAGTTAGATGTGGCTATAAGTTTTAACTTACCTGTTAGAGCTAAGTCTAAAGATGTAAAGTTAGAACCATTTTTTTCTAATAAGGTATCCTTAACGTGACCTACAAGGATAGTTCTTGGTGCCCAGGTTTTGATATAATCAATAACTTTTACGAAGGCTTCCCTTAACCAGGGATAACCGGCACCATTTGGTAGGTTAAGAAGACTACCGTGTTTGGCTTTCCCTTCGGTCGGCCAGTTCTTACCCATCGGAGAACGGGTATAGAGTTCTTCAGCATAAGGAATACACATCTCTTCTAATGCAGTGATGGTATCTACAGCAATATATTTATACGGGTTACCCGCTTCTTTAATTGCTGCACCTATCTGCTTTATTTCAGCTAAGCTCGTAGCTTTAACTTTCATAGCATCAACATAGTCACTACCGTTTTCTAAATCTAGAATTAAGCAATCATCTAATTGAGAAAGTAAAGTTGTCTTACCAGCTTTAGGCTTACTAAAAATAATCAGGTTCTTCGGACTCTTATGAGCAGCCGGAACCTTTCCTGTAGGTAATTTGATTTCCATTTTATTTAATTAAATCATTTAACCATTTCTTTTTGCTAACTGGTTTATTCCAGATTATAGCAGCTAAATCTCTAACGGTAAGCTGATCAAATGGAGCATCTTGATCTACATCCATAATCTCATCAAAGCCGTCGAAACTTAATTTAGTTTGAACTTCTTCAACAGGTATATCAACACGAGTAAGTTCAGATACAGGAACAAGATATCGTTCGCTAATGTTATCATCACTTTGAATACATTCATACTCCTCTACATAATACGGATTGAACTTCCATTTGTATAAAGTACGTTGTGGATCCTCGCATTCCATCTCCTTGCTGACAAACTCCAAATACAAATCTTGCTTAAGTTTAAGTTGACTAGGGAATAATGCGATATGTTTACCGTCTTTTCCAATAGGTTTGTAAGCAAGGGTTGGTACGTACATCGCATCAGCAATACCTAACTTTTCAAAAGTTTCTTCATGGTATTCCCGAAGCTCTTTAGTACGAGCCCTTCTGTCTAGTTTTTCTGTTTTAATAGCCATCATCTTGTATTTAATCGTTTCTCTTGTCTTGGAGGAGCCGGTATTTCTAATAGGCTCATCTTCTCAAATTCGCATTTAAAGAAACTCATTCTGGTATCCCCATTCCTACATTTCAGGAAGTGCATAACCATAATGTTTTCATTATCAATGATATACCTGTCAGGACCGTAATAGCGAATCTTAAAATATCCCGGTCTGTTTATACCTACAAGTATATCGGCATGCTGTAATAATGCATCAGCTCCCATCAAATCAGAAGTAAGGATGTAGTTCCCAGCTCTACCATCTTCATTTCTTTCGGGGCTGTCTATGTTCCTATTAAGCTGGCTAAGAATAATAAAAGATATAGGATACTTTCTTTTAACCTCTGTTAGCATCTCACTTAGGTTATAAAGCATCTCATGTTTGTCTTTCTCATACGTAGCTTGCTTAACAAGATAGGAGTGATCAAGAGTAACTATTGTATTAGTATATGTCTTAACATCATCTATAACAGAAGCGTGTTCTTCCATATACATTTCAATAATAGTCTTGATTTCAGATACCGTTCTCGGTTTTTCCACAACGTCGATTGGATATCTTACTCTCTCTTTAGCATAATCATAGCATGCTTGTAAATCTGTGTCTGCTATAGGAGCATCAGCACTACACAAATATTTATACGATTTACCGACGACGCTAGAGAATTCTCTTAGCGCGGTAACACGTGCCATCATTTCAAACTGAAATTCTAAAACTCTAAAGCTTTGCCCTTTATTCAGGACGAAAGCTTGGTTAATAATATTATCCTTAACTAGAGTCTTACCGGCACCAGATCTACCTGCAATAACAGTTAGAGTGTTCCATTCAATACCGTCAGTTCCCGCATCATTAAATTTTGCCCAAGGAGTTTTGATACTTTTTATAGCACCATCCTTCCTACCTTTCATATAATGAAGGGCTTGGACAAAACCATCCTTCTGCCCTTTCCAAGGCTTTGCGATTTCTGACATGTACGTGGTAATTAAGTCCTACTGGGTCCAAGGACTTTTCGGACGATAAAATTATACAATTTATACGATCCTACAAATAAAAATTCAAGAATTAATGAACAAATATAGGACATATTAACAATGAAAGTATCAATAATTAACCAGCAAATAACTGATAGCGCTATTGATACTAACAACATTTCTAAATACATTAACTTTCTCTCAGTTGTCATACTACTTTCTCTTGTATATGGTTATTATCTTCATCATGACCGCCGTTTAGAATGATCTCACAATATCCGGCAAGCTCTGACTCCCAAGTCTTATCTATATTCTGCTTACGAATAAAGTATTGGGAGTTTTTCATATAAAGAAAGTTCGTCTTCTCATAAGTATCTACATAATAAGCTGCAGCACTTAGTATGGTTTCCCAACTATAGTCATAGTTTTTAAAGAACCAATCGAAACATTTCTTTATATCATTCTTAGGGAGACGGGCAGGTTTACCGCTAGGTAATTTACCTTTCGGAAACATGTTAATATAAGCTGTAACATTATCATCATCGTTAAGCACGGCTACTCTGTCAGCTAGGGCTTTCATGTTTCCGAATGCATTAGATGCATCAGCTACTAGTTTGTTACCCTTCTCTGTAAGAGTACCTTTCTCGGCATCTTCAATGAATCCTTCTCGTACCAGGAGTCTTAACTCTGTATAGATATTTATGTTAGCAGGTCTTACCTTATTCACAATACCCCATAAAGTATAGAAACTATTAGGTGTGATATTGTTCTCTACTAAGAAATCAAATAGCTCTTTCATCTTGTAATTCTTGTAACTTCAAATTTACAAAGGTTTCTTTTCTAGAGTTAAGAGTTTCCATAATTTTATTCCATACGGATAGTATAACCCTATCTCCCATCTCTATAGCATTAGTTACAACAGATCCCGCGTGTATCATATTAGAATGGTGAGATACTTTAGCACCATGTCTATTGTTTAATACTCTTACCATATGTGAGTAGCTAAGACCTAACTCTATACCGATGGTATAGGTAACTTGTCTAATAGCTACAGCTCTTTCACCGCGGTACCTAATGTTCTTACTAAATGGAGCATCAACAGGGAATAGATCTTCTACTATATCCACTAGCTCGTTGAAGTCTGTAATACCAATAACTAGTTTGTTAAAGGTTAAGTCAGTCTTGTTATAACTACTAATATGTTTAATAGCATTATTAAAGAACCTATTAACAGCACTGTTAAGTTCATGGTTTAATCTTAATAGATCTTCATTGATGCCAACTCTTAAGTCAGCTATCTCTTGTTTGGGACTCTTCCTCTTTTTCATATTTTCTGTATTCTGTTAAATGAATATTAAAGTAACGTCCATGTTTTAGATCATTACTCATTTCTTCTACAATCTTTTTAGCTGTGTCTAGCTTAATACCAAAGATAGATAGTCCGTCATAGAGACACTTGTTCTCTACATCAGATCTACCGGATGCGGATATAATAAACCACATCTCTCCAAACTTCTTATCAAGTCTAGCAGTTACTCTTATCTTACCAGGAAATTCTCTGCTGCCCATTTTGTTCTAAGTATTTGTTAATCTTGTTCCACATATCGTTACAGTCCCATTCTGAATCACCATTATAACCGGCGCTGGCAGGATGCGATACCATAATCTTATAATTATTATCAGGAATAAGATCGGCAAAGTCTTGCGCCTTCTTACCCATAAATACATATATAAGATTAGGTTTATTCCAAACCAGATGATCTAATAAGTAAGCGATGAAAGGTTTCCAAACTAGCTGATGTGTACCAGGCTTACTAACCGTAGTAGTAAGAGCACTGTTAAGTAAAAGTATTCCTTGTTCAGCCCATCTAGTAAGATCGGGATTCTCGTCAACAGAACCCGTGGTTGTCTTAATAGATTTAAACATATAGTCTAAAGACTTTTCTACCTTACCTAGATTACTACAACTAAAAGCTAAACCATCTGCTACATTTAAATGCGGATAAGGATCTTGTCCAATTATAACAACTCTTACATTATCATAAGGACATTTCTCAAAAGCCTTGAATACATCTTTTACTTTAGGTGTAAATCGTTTTCCATCCTGTGCATCTCGCAGTAGGAAGGACAAGATTTCATCAAGATCAGAAGTTAAAATAAAATTAACTAGGGGTGTACCCCATCCGGCATCTTTAAGTTTACCGTGTAATTTTTCCTTAACCTCTTGTAAATTAACTTCTTCCATATTACATTTGTTAAAATTTATAGGGATGTCTGAATCAAAAAAACCAATTCGTGTAGAAGTTTTCAAACCTGATACTGTTATCAATATTGAATTACCAGTAGCATATGTTGAAAGATTCAATCAGTTTATGCTTGAATTTATTCCTTTCAAGGATGATCAGCATCTTAAAGATACTCTAGAAAAAGTACAGAAGGGAGAGCAGGATGAGCCTTTCAGCTACCATACTACAACCCTTCTATCCTTCTTAGTTCTTGTTGAGGAAGCAGCTCGTAAGCAAAATCTTCTTAAGTACGTAGAGATTGATCCTGATACTCAGGAAACTAAAGATGTTAGTGAAGATTAAATCCTACTAAATCTCCTATCTCTATACTAGCTTGAATAGCCATAGCTAATTCTTCCTTACTACAATCTGAAAATGACTTACAGTTATTGTTAGTGCAAAGTCCTGCACGTAACTTAACCTGAAGTTTCATATCTTCAAAAGAGTCACCAGTATAATTGGCAAGCTCTCGGATATGCTTATGGACCTTACTCATCTGAGCATAGCTAGCATCAGAAGTTTGGGTCTCGTAGGTAATGATAACAGTATCACCTTCTTCAAGTCCCTTAATAAATAGACCTAGCTTAGCAGATCCTAGTGGATCTATCTCTAGATTCTTATTTACTACTTTTGCGCGTATACTTACGGGTAGTTGGTTTGACATTTTCTTTAGGTTTATTTTTACTTCCTTTAGGTCTTCCGGGCCCTCTCTTAGCAACCTTAGGCTTATTATTAGATGCCATAAGCTTTCTATATGAGCTAAATATTTCCATGTACTTATCTAATAAGTTCATATAAGAGTTATCACTAGCAGCAACTTCATCTTTAAGATTTTTAATCTGCTTACTTCTAATAAGTAATCCTGTACAAATACCGCCTACTAAGCCAGCACCTGTTAATACACAAACATCAATTAGTGTTACCATTTTTTTTAAGGTTTTAAGTGGAGATAGGCTGTACCTTCTTCCACGGTTATATAATCAATTTTTAATCCTTGCCATTCATATAAGAATTCTCCCATGTCTGTACCGCTAGTTTCTTCACCGTGCCATTCTGCTTGTGCAGTAATGTACGGTCCACCACTAGGGTCTATCATGGAGAACTTATAGTTAGGCATCTCTGTTTCACCGGGCCAGCCTCCTACACGGAAGTGCTCGGTAAACCCTGTCATCTCTATGAC